TGGGACAAAGGAGTGGGACAAAATGTCCGCAATGAAAACAAGAGGTTATAGCAAACGGGACAAGCGTGGGACAAATGTCCGACAGACGGGACGGACAGGACACTCTCTAGAGTCCTGTCCCACTGTCCCAATGTCCGCCGAAACCAGGTTAGTTGTAGAGGCTCATGACATGGTTGCGAGAGAGATGGAATTGAAGTGGGGGGTCGGAAGGCTGCAGCGTCTGGTTGATGATGCGCTGGGCCAGAAGTTCCAGGCTCAACTCGACAAGTTTAATATTGCTCTGGCCAGGAATGATGAAGCTGACATCCGAAAGCATGGGGCTTCTATGAAGAGGGCTTACGATGTCCTGGACAAAGAGGCTGAGAAGCTGGGCTGTAAAACGATTGACCCGAATGATTACTGGGAGATGAAACACCCCAGGGCAGAAGGGATTACAATACGCCTGGTCAGAACCGCTGAAGAGATGCCTGTGATGAAGCCTGACGGCGTGGCTTATGTCTGCGCTGAGGAGATGATTGAGTTTGTGCCGCCTACTGTGTTGATGATTAAAGAGGCTTTCGGTGGTGCCAAAGTAACTGACATGAAACCAAAGGATACAGTGCCAGATGACCCAATCCCCTTCTAAGCCGCCTATTAGGAAATATAGTGTGCTTCCCGCAAGAGCCATCCAGGATGACGACTTGCACTGGACAACGCTCAGAGTCCTGGGAGCCATCTGTCTTTATACCAATGCTTATGGAATAGCCTGGCCCTCAAGGATGACGATTGCCAGGCATATCTCACGCAGTACAAAGACCGTCAGCGTTCATGTGTCCAGGTTGATAAAGGCTGGCTACGTCAGAAAGCTGCACCCCAGAAGCTACCCGCCAAAGATAAAGGCCAAGAACACCTGGCGAACCAACAGATACCAGGTGCTATTCGATGGCGCACAGACAGAGTTGCCAAGCAAGGAGCAATTCTGGGCACCGCGTCCGAAACTGGTGGCTGAGGCACTCGATGAAGATACGCAAGCTGTAACACATACTAGAAGGGAGTCTGAGGGTGGAAATAGCGACTTTAAGATATTGGCACAAGCGTTCGTTTTAGGCGTGGAATTGGCTTCTGGTCAGCGCAGATTGCCTGGACCGAACCAGGATTACGCTCGTGTCCTGGCAGAACGTGGCGTCAAGGCTGACCAGGTGAAGGCCGCAACCATAGAGATGACAAGGGCTAACCTCAAGCGAGGCCGGACGCCACCGCTTACAATCGAACAGGTCGCACAATGGGCAGCATTATGATAGCCTGGATTTACAAAGGCCAAACGCTGGCATCGCTATTGTATAAGGGGCCCTGCTTTTTGCGTAACATATTGAAATCATTGACAAAGGCACCTTGCCCCCTCCCCGTCCGCGTGTATATACGGGGGGTTCACTCAAAATTTTGGAGATTTTCATCATGAACAACATTGACCGCTATGTCGAATCCATCGAGTCGGTGGCCGACATCCTCAAGGCGCGGAATCAGAATTACGGGACCCCGTATGCCAATCATGTGGCAACTGCCCAGTTATGGTCTGTTCTGTTGGAAAAGGACATAGGCCCTGAGCAAGTGGTCATGTGCATGGTTGCTGTGAAACTTAGTCGCCTTATTCATGAGCCCACGCATGATGATTCCTGGGCGGATGTTATTGGCTATGGCGGTATCGGACGGGGGATAGCTGATATTGAGAAGGATGTGAATGATGCTGTGTCCAAAATGCGAAAGAAGGACTGAGGTTTACGATTCCAGGCAAGCGCGGGGCACGACCAGGCGGGGCCGTGTGTGTACAGGTTGCGGTCATAGGTTCCGCACGATTGAGGTTTTGGAAGCCGCGCCGGAGCGCAAGCCTGTGATTGCGAAGAAGGTGAAGAAGCGCAAAGGACCAGTTCTTGAGCCGGATGTTGTGATTGTGGATTTCAGTGGCATGAGCGATGAGGAGTTAGAGTCAGCGATTTTTGATGGCAGTGTTCGCTTTGATGAGGATGAACTATGAGCAAGAAGATTACGACCCGCCAGGCGCGGAATGCCCTGGTGTTTGGCACTGATGATGAGAAAGAGGCGGTCAAGCATGAACTGTCTACCATTGCGGCGTCAGATATAACTGAGGTGATGTCCTGGGATGAGATGGGCCGCGTGACGCTGAAGGACGCCAAGGATGTGCCTTTGCATACCAGGAAGGCGATTAAGAAGGTGAAGGTCACGCCAACCAGGATGGGGAACGCGATTGAGGTGGAGATGCACGATAAGGTCTCAGCTTTGCGGATGTTGGCCAAACATCATGGGTTGTTAGAGCCAGGGCTAGAGAAGTCGGATAGGCCGTCTGTCCTGGGCATTAATCTGCATGGGCCTACAGTTACAGAATATGAGGAAAAAGATGGGTCGGACGAAAGCAGCGAGTGACAGGTCATCCAGGCGGAAGACTGACGCGGATGGGGTCTTTGGTGGGTTAGACCTGGATTTTAGCACCAGCCCTACGGTGTGGAAGTTCTTGGGTGATGATGCTTTCTTTCGGGGATTGATGGGCCCTGTGGGGTCCGGCAAGTCTTATGCCTGTGCGGCTGAGGTTATGCTGAGGGCTGTTAAGCAGCCTGTCTCTCCTAAGGATGGAGTGAGGTATAGCAGGGTTGTAGTGGTGCGGAACTCTTATCCTGAGTTGCGGACGACTACCATTAAGACCTGGCTTGAACTATTCCCAGAAAATATATTTGGCCCAATGCGTTGGTCGCCGCCCTTGACCCATCATATTAAGTTGCCAGCCAGGGGAGATGCTGCGGGGATTGACTGTGAGGTTATATTCCTGGCCCTGGACCAGCCTAAGGATGTGCGGAAGCTGTTGTCATTGGAGTTGAGTGGGGCCTGGGTAAACGAGGCTAGAGAGTTGCCCTTGAGTATTGTCCAGGGGCTCACGCATCGCGTGGGGCGTTATCCTACCAAGGCGAATGGCGGTTGCCCCTGGCGCGGGATATGGGCTGACACGAACCCTATGCCAGACGACCACTGGTGGTTTCGGTTGTCTGAGAAGGAGCCTGTGCGCGGAAAGTACAAGTGGAACTTCTACAAGCAGCCGCCTGGTATGCTGGAGAGCCAGGCTGATAATCCTGATGCTTTGCCTGGTGGCGGACGGTTGTGGGCTAACAATCCTAAGGCGGAGAACGTGAAGAACTTGCCTGTTGGATATTATGAACAGCAGCTAGGAGACAAACAGCTTGACTGGATTGAGTGCTATATCGGCGGGAAGTATGTCTATGTTCAAGAGGGCAAGCCTGTCTGGCATGAGTTTGATGATACGATAATGGTTGACCAGGACTTGGGCCTGGACCTTTCCCTTCCCCTTCATGTCGGCCTGGACTTTGGTCTTACCCCTGCGGCTGTGATTGGTCAGCGGTATGCGTCTGGTAAGTGGCATATCCTGGATGAGATTGTCACAGAGGATATGGGGCTAGAGCGGTTCGGCCAGATGCTGCTGTATGAGTTGAACATGAAGTATCCTAAGTTTGAGGTGAAGGTCTGGGGCGACCCTGCTGGTATGAAGCGCGATGAAATCTTTGAGGTAACGGCCTTTGACCATTTGCGGACCATTGGCTTCCAGGCACAGCCTACAGCGTCAAACGACTTCCAGGTGCGGCGTGAAGCGGGTGCCGCTCCTATGTTGCGCCTGGTGGATGGTAAGCCTGGGCTGCGGGTCAATGCCAGGTGTACTAAGCTGAGGAAGGCCCTGGCTGGTGGCTATCACTTCAAGCGTGTGGGTATCTCCGGCGGCAATGATAGATTTAGAGATGCGCCGAATAAGAATGACTCATCCCACGTTGGCGATGCTTATGGGTATCTTCTCCTGGGGGCTGGTGAGCATAGGCGCATGACCAGGGGCTCAAGTCGCAACAACTTTCAACAGGCCGTGGCTAAGACTGATTTCAACATATGGTGACGGCTCAAGATATCGAAACCTGGTGCGGACATAGGTGCGTTGACTTTCACTATGGGCATATTGCGCTGATGGATGTGAAGGACAAAGCCAGGGAGTTAGGGGCCGCTATGCCGGATTATCTGCGCTATATGGAGCGGACTACAGCCGGAACCCCTGCTTTTACAATCATTGACCAGGGAAAAGTGGCCCTGTCCTTTGGCGTGTTTCCTATCTGGCCAGGCCTGGGAGAGGGCTGGATGGTGCCAAGCAATCACATTGATGGCAGAGCGATTGCCTTGATTAAGGGCGCAAGGATTGTTTTCGATAAGATTGGTACTGCTATGCAACTGCGGCGATTGCAGTTCATGGTTCGTTCATCTCACTTACAGGCGACACGTTTTGCTGAAGCGTTGTATTTTGACAAAGAAGCTACTCTCAAGGCCTACGGTCCTGAGGGTGATGATTATCATGTGTATGTGAGGTTTTACGATGGCAGGAGTTTTATCAAGGCCAAAAATGCCTGACACCTCGGCGGCTGAAAAGGCTCAGTCAGAGGCGTTGGAAAAGCAAACAGAAATGCTTAATCAGCAAGAAGCTAGGCTTGATGCTCAAGAGAAGTCGGCACAAGCGACAGCCGCTGCATCAGCCAGGTCACGGCGCAGAGGTCGTGGGGCATTTCGTTTGTTGCTGTCTTCAGCCCGTGGTGGTTCGGCTGCGACAGGCATTAAAGGTTCTGGGACCACATTAGGTGGCTAAGTTCAAGAAAGTCCCAAAGGACAAGAAGTCCGGCGTCCCCAAGAAATATATCTCTGGGTCAAAGAATCCTGACGCCAGGCGCAGAGAAATCCTCAACACAAGGCGGCTGTATAGGGCTGGCAAGCTAACGCCAGCAATGATGGACCGCATATCAAAGGAGCGCGAAAATGCCTAGCTTCAGCGGCATACCAGGTGCCGGAAAGTTCTCTCAGTCCAAACTGATGCAAGTCTACCGCCGTGGGCTGGGTGCCTACTACTCAAGTGGCTCCAGGCCAAAGGTATCAGCTAACGCCTGGGCGATGGGTCGCGTGAAATCTTTTGTCACAGGAAAGGGCGGCGCAAGGAAGGCTGACGCTGATTTACTGAAAGGCAAGTCTGGTGACACTAAAAAAACATCAAAATCCTAAAGGCGGTCTGAACGCTGCGGGTCGGGCGCACTTCAACAGGACAACTGGTTCTAACCTGCGTCCCCCAGTCAGACGCGGAGACAGCCCACGCCGCGCTTCTTTCCTGGCCAGAATGGCTGGCAACAGCGGACCTGAGCGAGACGCAAAGGGAAAGCCGACCAGGTTGCTCCTGAGTCTCCAGGCTTGGGGCGCATCATCAAAGGCAGATGCCAGGCGTAAGTCTGCGGCAATATCAAAGAGATTGAAGGGTAAGAAAAATGGCACAGCTTGAACCCCGCGAGATAATGAAAAGGGCTGAAAAAGCCGAAGCCAGGAAAGACCAGTGGCGTACCATTTATGAGGAGTGCTATGAGTTTGCGCTTCCACAACGCAACCTTTACAGCGGCTACTATGAGGGCAAAACACCAGGGCAAAACAAAATGGCCAGGGTGTTTGACGCTACAGCCGTCAACTCAACACAGCGTTTTGCTAACCGTATCCAGTCTGCCCTCTTCCCGCCTTACCGTAACTGGTGCCGTCTGCAAGCAGGGAATGATGTGCCTGAGGAACGCAAAGAAGAGATAGGTCAGGCCCTGGATATCTATACTGAGAAAATGTTTGACGTTATCCGGCAGACTAACTTTGACCTGGCAATGTCAGAGTTTCTCCTGGATTTATGTGTTGGCACTGCTGTCATGCTGGTTCAGCCAGGAGATGATGATGGTCCCGTCCGCTTTACCGCTGTCCCACAATACCTGGTCAGCCTGGAAGAAGGGCCCTATGGCGTGGTCGATAACGTCTACCGCAAAATGCGGGTCCGCGTGGATGTAATCCAAAGGCAGTGGCCAGATGCCAAGCTGCCAGAAGACCTGGCGCAAAAGGTCCAGGACAAGCCAGATGAAGAGATTGACCTGATTGAAGCGACTGTCTGGTCTGAGAAAATGCAGACCTACTGCTATCACCTGGTCTATTCAAAGGACAAGAAACACGCTGGGGCAGTTGACCTGGTATATCGAACCATGACTGTCAGCCCCTGGATTGTCGCCAGGTATATGAAAGTTTCCGGCGAAGTCTATGGGCGCGGCCCCCTGGTCAGTGCGTTGCCGGATATTAAGACCCTGAATAAGGTGAAAGAACTGGTACTGAAAAACGCCTCTATCGCTGTAGCTGGTGTCTACACAGCCGCAGATGACGGCGTTTTGAACCCGCAGAACATCACTATTGCGCCTGGTGCCATCATTCCTGTGGCCAGGAACGGCGGTCCCCAGGGCGAAAGTATCAAGCCGTTGCGCTCTGCTGCGGACTTCAATGTGGGCCAGCTAGTTATCAACGACCTTATCATGGGCATTAAGAAAATGCTTTTGGACGACACCCTTCCCCTGGACACTCAATCAGCCAGGTCAGCTACAGAAATCGTGGAACGCATGAAGGAGTTGTCACAGAACATGGGTGCCGCCTACGGGCGTCTGATTACAGAATGTATGATGCCCCTGGTGAATCGCATCCTGTTTGTGATGGATGAGCAAAACCTGGTTGATATGCCACTCAAGGCTGATGGCAAGGTTGTCAGGGTTATTCCTGTCTCTCCCCTGGCTCAGGCTCAGAACATGGACGACTTACAGAATGTATTGCAGTTCGCTCAGATTGCTCAGACTGCTGGGCCTATGGGTCAGGTCGCTATCAACCAGGATGAGATGCTGGATTATATCATTGAGAAAATGGGCGTCCCTCGCCGCGTTGTTAATAGCGCAGAAGAGCGCGGGGCCGTAGTAGAGCAAATGCAAGCTGCTATGGCTGAGATGAAGGGTCCGGCACAGCAATGAAGTGTATGGACTGTGACGACCAGGAACTAATACACGGCGGAGACCATGACTGTGAAGATGGTGAGCATTTAATAGTTTCCAATCTTACTTGCCCAGTTTGTGAGGCTTTTGTCCTGGTGTACAGGTTTAAGGAAAACGATAATGAGTGAGGAAATAGATAAGACCTTTGTGCGTTGCTTCTCCACAAAGGACGGCCAGGCAGTTCTGGAATTTTTACGAAACACAACAATAGAACAACCCACCTGGTTCCCAGGGGATGACCCCTCTCATGGCTTTCACCGTGAGGGGCAGAACTCCCTGGTCAGAGATATTGAGAAGCGTATCAAAAGAGGTAGAACCCTATGAGTGAAGAACAACTGGCCGTGAGCGACAACTCGGAAGAGCCGCAAACCGATAACCAGGAGCAACAAACTCTCCTTGATTTACAACCAAAAGAAGAACCAGCCCAGGACACTGAACCGGAGGCCATGCCTCATATCCAGGAAGATGCGGACGCAGATGAGCCGATTGACTGGGGTGATAGGCCTGACTGGATACCGCAACAGTTCTGGTCTGAAGATGACGGCCCAGATGTTGAGGGTGTTTTCAAGTCCTATAACGAACTCAGGTCTAAAATGTCCCAGGGGCTGCACAAGGCACCTAAGGACGGCGAATACGCGATGGACATCATGTCTGATGCTGGTGTAGCTGAAGATGACGACATGGCCACTGGTTATCTGGAACTGGCCAAAAAGCATGGCATTAGCCAGGATGCCTTTAACGAGATTGCGTCTTTGTACTTCAACAGTGTTGGAGATGCAGAAGAGATGGCCGCTGTTAGCGTGGCAGATGAAAAAGCAAAGATAGGCCGCAATGCTGACCGCATCATTGGTGAGACTGAGAAGTGGCTCATGAAAATGAGTTCTTCTGGCGTGATTACTCAGCAAGAGACAGAGGCCCTGGCCAATGCCTCAACCAATGGGCACTTCATCACAGCCATGAATAAGATACGCCAGTCTTACAATGAGGCCCCTATCCCGACCATAGATTTACAGGAAGGGGCAACTATGACACGCCAGGAGTTGGATGAGATGGTTGCAGACCCGCGTTATGGTAAGGACATGGCCTTCACCCGCAATGTTGAGCAAGAGTTCATGAAAGCGTTTGGTGAAGCGTAGGGCGTAATACAATAGCCAACAGTAGCGGTTGTTAGTTGCACAGTGCCCCTAAGGTGGATATAACTGGTGTAACTGACAACCGTTTTTTTGCGGCCAGTTCTCGCAATACACGGCCCTCATGGACAACCGTAAGCGATGTGAAACCTTGTTTTTATTTTTCTAAGGAGAAAGCAAATGGCTGTATCAATCAGCAACGCATTTGTTACCCTCTTTGATAGTGAGGTGAAGCAAGCCTACCAGGGTCAACGGATACTGGCTGGCTTAACTCGTGAGCGCACTGTTGAGGGTTCAACTGTAAAATTTCCGAAAATCGGTAAGGGCACCGCATCTATTCGCGTGCCTCAAACTGATGTAACTCCAATGTCAGTGACCTATAGCCAGGTTACAGCGACTATGGAAGATTATATTGCCGCTGAATACAGTGACATATTCAATCAAGCTAAAGTAAACTTTCAGGACCGAGCAGAGCTAGTCCAGGTGGTTTCTGGAGCGATTGGACGGCGTATGGACCAGGTTGTAATTGACGCCCTGGTTGCAGCATCCGGCACAAACACTGTGGCAAATTCTGTCGGGGGTTCTAACACGAACCTCAATGTTGCCAAGCTACGGGCAACAAAGAAAGCTATGGACGCCAAAAACGTCCCAGCAGAGGGCCGCTGTATTATTGCACACGCCAACAATATGGATGCTTTGCTTGCTGAAACAGAAGTCACAAGTTCTGATTTCAACAGCGTCAAAGCCTTGGTCACGGGCCAGGTCGCAGACAATACATTCCTCGGCTTTCGGTTTGTCCAAATTGGAGACAGAGATGAGGGTGGTTTGGCCATTGATGGTTCAAATGACCGTATCGTCTATGCTTTCCATAAGGACGCTATGGGCCTGGGTGTCGGCATGGGGCAGCAGAGCCGCGTTGATTACATTCCAGAGAAGACATCCTTCCTGGTCGCGTCAATGTTCTCCGCTGGCAGTGTAGCGATTGACCCAGAGGGCATTACAAAAATCACTTGCCGCGAAAGCTAAGGAGACTGAGATATGGCTTATTCAAAAACTGGTCTTCAGCCTATCGGTGGTCAAGGCAAAGCTGGAACTGCACCGCAAATGTGGTCTTACACTTCAGCGGATGCGATAGCTACAGTTAACACTGCTGGTTATTTCAATGACGCCTCTGACCTTCTGAAGGTTGGCGACCTGATGTACATCCATGATTCAAACACACCAACTGGCTCTTTGGTCATTGTGTTGAGCAATGCCTCAGGTGTTGTGGACGTTTCTGACGGTATAACTATCGCTGTTACAGATAGCGACTAACTTCCTCCCCTGGGGCGGGTTTTATCATTTTCCCGCCCTAGCCAACTAAGGAGAGTGGCATGGCCTCAGGTGATACCAAACTGTCTATATGCTCAGACGCTTTGATAATGCTTGGAGCCGCGCCGCTTTCTTCTTTTTCAGAGGGCACAGATAGCGCACAAATTACGGACCGCCTCTATGACGACATCCGCGACAGTACGCTTGGGATGCACCCCTGGACATTCTCATTCAAAAAGACCCAGCTATCCAGGACAACTAGCACTCCTGTCAACGAGTTCCTGTACGAATACCAGTTGCCAGGTGACAGGCTGAACAATGTCAGGGCTGTGTTTGTCAGCGGCACATCTGGCGCAAAGCCCATACGTTATGGCTGGGAAATAATGGGTGACAAGCTGCTATCCTCAGAAGAGAAAATATTTGTGGACTATCAGTTCCCTACGCCAGAAGGTGAAATGCCCACATACTTTGTGCAACTTTTAAAATATATGATGGCCTGGAATATCGCAGAAACTGTGACTGACCAGATAACCAAAGCAGATTATTTTAGAGGGATTGCTATGGGTACACCCTCCGAGAATATGCGTGGCGGCTTTTTCCGCGTTGCGACATCCATAGACAGCCAGAACCGACAGACAGAGGCGATTGAAGACTTCAGTCTGATTTCGGTGCGTGGATGAGCCGAATTGTACAGATACAAACAAACTTTTCTGTCGGTGAGATAGACCCCCTACTCCGCGCCAGGATTGACCTCAAGCAGTATTACTCAGCCTTGCAGACCGCTACAAACGTGGTGATACAGCCTCAGGGCGGGGCGAAGCGCAGAGAGGGCTTGCGGTATCTAACAACCCTGGACTCTGGTGCAGCTAACGGTGTACGCCTGGTTCCTTTCGAGTTCAATACAGATGACAGCTATATGTTCGCCATTACGGCGGGGAAGCTGTATGTATTCCGCGACAAAGTTCTAATCACAGACATAAACGGCACAGGAAACAACTTCCTGGCAATATCAGAAATCACTGCGGCGATGTTACCGCAACTGCGCTTTGCTCAGTCTGCTGATACAATCATTTTTGTGCATGAGGACCTGGAGCCGCTCAAGCTGGTGCGAGGGGCAAACAATTCATCCTGGACTAAATCAACCATCACATTTACTGAGCGGCCATATTACCCATTTACAATATCAACTAGCAGCCCCAGCGCAAACATTACTCCTAGCGCAACAGATGGGAATATAAAAATAACAGCTTCATCCGGCGTTTTTGCGTCAGGCAATGTTCATCAATATATTAATGTCACCAGCAGCTTTGGCCGTTTGCGAGTTGTAGAGTTTGTTTCAAGCACTGTTGTTAACTGCGTGGCTGAAGTGCCGCTTTTCTCTACAGATGTTATAAACTCTGGCGATTGGGAGTTGGAGTCGGGCTATGAAAATGCCTGGTCTAACACCAGAGGATGGCCTAAATCTGTGACGTTTCATGAGGGTCGCTTATGGCTGGCGGGGTCAAAGTCATTGCCCTCGACAGTCTGGGCCTCAAGGTCTAACGACTTCTTTAACTTTGACAAAGGCGAAGGCCTGGATGATGCAGCCCTAGAGGCTACCATCTCAACGTCTACGCTCAACAGTATCACAGACATTTTCTCTGGGCGTGACTTACAAATCTTTACCACTGGTGGCGAGTTCTATATCCCCCAGGCGAACTTAGAGCCGATAACGCCGTCAAATTTTATTGTGAAGATTGCCACCCGCAATGGCTCTAAGGCTGACGTTCCTATTGTCGGCGTTGATAGCGGCACCCTGTTTATCCAGCGCAAAGGCAAGTCTCTTAACGAACTGGCTTTTACAGACACAGAACTGGCTTACAACACCAGCAACGTATCTATGCTGTCCGGCCACTTGTTTAAAACGCCAGTAGATATGGCCATACGCCGCGCCACTTCTACTGATGAAAGTGACCGCCTGATGATTGTCAACGGCGATGATGGCTCAATGACGGTGTTCAGTTTGCTGCGGTCTCAAGAGGTGACGGCCCCTGCCAGGTTCACAACGAGCGGTGAGTTTGTGGCTGTGGGTGTAGATGTGGACACCATCTATGCTGTGGTCAAGCGGACTGTGAATAGCGCGGCCCAGTATTTCGTTGAATACTTTGACAGTGCTTTGCACCTGGATAGTGCAGTGCGAGGCACAGGTTCTGCAAGTTCAACGTCAATGGCTCACCTGGACACAGAGGCTGTAAAGGTCATTCTGGACGGGATTATTCAGCCTGATGTAACAGTTTCAAGCAACACAGCCACTTTCCCCAGGGCAAGTGCGACAGACTTTGAGTTGGGCTTAGGCTACTCCCTTGAAATCAAAACTATGCCTGTAGAACCGCAAATGCAGTCTGGCTCCTTGCGGGGCTTCAAGAAGCGCATCCTGGAAGTAAACGCAGAACTATTTGAGACCCAGGCTTTGACTGTCAATTCACAGCAAGTGCAGTTCCGGCAGTTCGGTCAGAACAACCTCAATACGGCGGTTCAGAAGTTTACAGGTATTAAAACTGTGGGCCCTCTCCTGGGCTACAATAAAGAAGGTCAAATAACAATAACCCAGAGTGTGCCTCTTGATATGACGGTTCTGGCTCTGGACTACAAAGTGAGTGTGGGGCAGTAGCATGGAAGCAATAGGCGCAATCAACATGGGCAAAGCCCAACAGGATATGTACAATGCTCAGGCAAAGCAAGCAGAGATGCAAGCCAGGAACCAGGTCCTACAGAACCGCGCTGAAGTCCTAAACCACAAGCGGCAGGGAATTGAGGTTCTCAAAAAGATTTCACAAAATTTGTCATCTATTAATGCCAGAGCCGCTGCTGGTTCAATAGACCCCTTCTCTGGGTCTGTCCAGAATCTAGCCATTTACAACTTGGGCAAAGGCGCAACTGATTTTTATACGTCCCGTGAAAACCAAATGATTGGTCAGGCTCAGTCAAGCATCATAGAGGCTGGTGGCTCAATGCAGTCAGCGCAATACCTTATGGCTGGTAAATTAGCCAGGCAACAGGGGTACATCAACGCTATTGGCATTATGAGTGACAGGGCAATACAAGCTGCGGGGCTGATGTAATGAGTGAGTTGTTTGAAAGATTAGCAAGTCAGCCGATACGTTCTGTCGGTCCGGCAAATATCCGAAATATAGATTTTGCTGCTGGCCGCGAGGCGGTTCGTACTTCTGAGGCTCTAGTAAGAGCAATGGACCGCATTACTAATTTCGCATTTGAAAAGGCAAAAGAAACCCAAATTACAGAAGGACAGCAACAGGGAGCAGCCGACCCCAGGAGAGCCCTGGCTGAGTTAGAGGACAAAGACCCTTCTAGCTTTAACTTCAGAGACCAAGCAGCGTTTGGCACAGCAGTAAAGGCCCTCACAGCAGAGGTTGAGGTCGAAGCTAAGAAAGCTATGGGCCTGGAGATGCTAGAGTCACAGAAGCTGGGCGAAACACCAGAGCAACTAGCAGAGCGTCTGGATATGGTGACGCTTGGCTATGCTGATGCTTTGGCCCTGATGGACCCTGCATCTGCCAAGTCACTGAGCCTTAACTTAGAGAACTACAGGAACTCTCAGTATCTAAACTTCTCTGAAGACCACATCAAGAAGCAGAAGCAGACAACCAGGGCTCAAGGCGCAATTAAGTTAGACATGATGAATGAAAGTCTGGAGAACTTAGCCAGGTCTCAGATAGCTGGTGTTGATGAGTTGATTGAAGAAACTCTAAATAGTCATGATGCTTTTCTTGCTGGGCAAGGCTTCAGCGCAGAGGAGATAGCCAGGGAAAGGATTGCCTCAAAGAAAAAAGCTGTCATAGCCAGGTCACGCGGAGAGTTTGACCGACTAACTTCGGTTGAGGAAAGGCTAAACTATGCAGAGGCTTTTGAGGAGTCTATTGGTAAGGACGGTGGTCTGGCTCGTGGTATGTCAGATGCAACCGCTCAGGCTTTAGCCAAGCAGTTTGGCACTATGGCAAAAGCGGATAAGGCTGCACTGAACTCAGAAATAGCAGTCCTAGGCGCAGATATTAAATTGGATGTTTCTAGTGTTGTGACGGCTGGCGGTGTGCCAGGCGATGGCGTTGTCAAAAAACTCAGAGCCCGTGTCAATGCACTAGAAGAGCAAGGCGGAAACAAAGAAAAGATTGCCGCTCTAAAAGACAGACTGGCCAGGGCTGAGGGAAACATTGAGTATTTCAAGGGCATCCAGGGCTATAACATTGAACAGCTTGCGGCTGAAAAGACCAGGCTAGAAGGCGTCAAAGATACAGCCGCAACGCCGGATGACATACTGCGCTTGAAAGTTGTTAAGTCCCGTCTGTCTCCTATGCTGGCAGAGGCAACGGCACAGAACGCCACCTGGAAGACTGCGGCCACGGCTGTTGGCAAAGGCGTTGACGCCCTTGAGAAGGTCGTCAAGCGGTTCGACCCCATAAGAGATGAGGACCTAGAAGCAGTAAACAACTCCATCAATGATATGGAAGAAGCTGGCGCACCGCCTGAGATGATTCAAGCTCTGCGCCAGGATGTGGCCAGGCTCAAGGGGATGTCTGAGTTTTTCAATGATATTGCTGATGATAGTAGCATGACCCTGGAAGATAAGATTGCAGCCCTGGGGCAGAAAGCACAGGAAGGCGGTCTGTCAACAGATGAGAGCGAAATCCTGGACGCGATGGACAAGCGGCTCACTGCTATGAGAACCGCCCTCAAGAGCGACCCAATGTCCTGGGCTAATGGCGCGGGTGTTGTAAGTCTGGAAGTAAATGTTGTTGAGACAATCCTGGCAGGGTCTGACCAGGACGCGATAGAAGCGTCTGTTGCCATGAGAGTCAATCACGCCAACAAGGTCGCGGGTCATTACCAGATACCGCGCAAAATCCTTACACAATCTGAGGCAACTAGCCTGGCTACTGCTTTGGAAGAGGCACCGATTGAAGCACAAGCCGGATTGCTCAAAAGAGTCGTGGATGGCTTTGGCGCAAACGCCCTGGATGCTTTGAGCCAAATATCAAAGGACGCACCAGAACTAGCGCACATCGGCGGCTTGATGGCCTCAGGTGCGTCAGACGATATTATCAATGCTGCGATGATGGGCAAGGTTATCAAGGCTGGCAAAGAAGACAGAGCCCTGGGCGAGATGACAGACCAGCGCGATATGCGGATGGTGATGCTAGAGGGATTAGGTCAAACAGAGGGCATGGTCAAAACTGTAGACCGTCTCAAGTCAGTTGCAGACCTCATCTATCTGGGCCGTGGCGGCAGTACGGGCGCAACCTTTAACCGCAACTTATATGAACAGGCACTGCAAGAGGCGGCTGGTCAGCGCATGGTCGGGGGTGAGGCTTACGGCGGAATCACAGAGTATAGACCGACTATGAAGGCGGGGCGAAACATTATATTGCCAAGCAACATCCGCACTGATGGCGGCGTTGATGAAGTATTTGACAACATGACTAGCATAGATGATTTAGTTTCATTAGCTGTTACCCAGGATGATAATGGCAACCTGGTAAACTACGACCAGGCTCCTATCGGCGTGGCTAACCAGGTGCAAGTGCCTTTGAGCGTAGTGCAAAAGTCAGACCTTATTTCTGTCGGCGATGGTCTTTATAAGTTGGCTTTTGAGGGCAACGTCCTATTTGCGCCAAACAACCAGCCTTATCTCATCGACCTCAAGAAGGTCAACCAATGAGTATTTTCTATGAGCAATACTACAACACTGGCATAGGTGACACGCCCTTTGCTTATGGCGGTGAAGAGGTTGGTTTTGCTGATGCTCTCAGTCAGGCCTATGATAGTCAGATACGGGGCTCTAATATAGACACCTATGTCGAGTTGATGACTGACGAATTGCAGCCGCTGATTGACGCTATCAAGGAGCGTGAGGACCAGACCTTCATCAACCCAGGTCATTACTTTGGCGCATCAGACAGCCAGGGTCACAACGATGGGATGCGTGAATATCGCCTGGGTCAGTTGTTTGACCACCTCAACGCCAACCGTGAACTATACCCAGAGTTTCAAGACCTAACCCGCGAAAGTCTGCATGAACGCATTACATCAACGGCACTGGAAGCAATAGAGACAGGTCGGGAGTCTGCTGAAAGAGAAACAACACTTGGCTCTGTTGGTGGGTTCATTGGCACTGCTGGCGGCATTTTCGCTGATGACGCCTTCATGGAGCAGCTTTTCATGATGGGCCCTGCTGCCTTCACCAGGTCATCTGCAACGCTGGGGCAGACCATGATAAGAGAGGCTATCATTGGCGGGGGCATGGAAGCGCAGCTACAAGCGGGAGTGATGGATTGGTATAACTCCCTGGGCCTGGACTACGGCTATGACCAGTTTCTCACAAATGTTGCGGCTGGCCTGGTTATCGGGGCCGCGTTGCCGCCTGTGTTAAAGGGTGGGTCAACGGCTGTTAATTTAACTTTTGACCAGGCAAGGCGCGGTTTCGAGGCGTTCAAGGGCACAAACATCAAGCCAAGGGATGCTGACCTGGCTATGGACCAGATTGACGACCTTGAGGCGTTGAACAGTCCTGACGCTCCAGATGTATTTGCGGCACCTGAGGGTGCTGATGCAAACATCAACGCCCTGATAGACGGGCTCAACAGAAACGCTGATGATGCAGAACTAGCGTCTAATCCGGCTGTCGTTAAGGTCCAGGCTGATATGGAGGCTATACCTGAGACAGCGAAAGAGAACGACTATGGGTCTGTTGATTGGGACCTAAACAGAACCTTCAACGACCCTGTTACAGGCGACACCTTTACAGGTTATGAAACAGCCTTGCAGAAGCTATACGATGGGGCAAAAACGCTTGCCTGGACAGACTCAAAACTGGCAGTGCCAGATGTGCCAAACAAATTTGAAAAACGTGCAATTATCGTTTTAGGACCACCAGCATCAGGTAAATCGTCAATAGCTAACCCAATAGCGAGACAGCATGGGGCAGCAATCATTGACCCTGATGAAGCTAAGAAGCTGTTTCCAGAGTTTCATAAGGGTGTTGGTGCAAACGCTGTGCATGAGGAAAGCAAGTTTATGTCTGAGGTTCTTCAAGCCAAAGCTTTGGAAGAAGGCCTCAACATAGTCGTCCCTACCGTTGGCGGCAAAGCAGACAAGATAAGAAACCTAATTCAGAAGTTTAAGGACAACGGTTATAGTGTTGACCTGTCTGTTGTGAACGTAAATTATACAAACTCTAGAAACAGAATGTTTATGCGGTTCGTAGAGAAAGGCCGCTACATTCCCTTAGATTACATTCAAAGCATTGGCAACAACCCTCTAGAGGTGTACAATACTTTGAGGAGAGAAGGAGTAGCAGATGGCTACACGCAAATCGACAACAACGGAAGGGTCAACGAGCCCAAGCCCGTCATCGAAGACACCAGGGGACTCCTCGAAGGCGTTGAGTTACGATTACGAAGCGGCGGACGAGAGGGTGGAGACATACCTGGGGACGCCCCAGGGACAAGAGCGGATGAAGCGACTACTCGCGACTCTGAAGAGTTCATAGGCCGCTTAAATAAGGCTGATGACGCCTTCGCTAACTTAGAACGTGGAAACCTACCAGACGACCCCATAGGGTCCACTCAGACACGCCCTGCGCCCCAGGAAACATCTATCCAGGCTAGAGATGTGGACGATGCTGTTGAGCAAGTGTCCAGAGATACTGACTTTGACAATATGCCAGACGATGAGGTCCTTATTCTGGATGAGGTCATTGACGACCAGGTTGTGGCCAAAAGTTTCACTGGCAAAGAAATCAAAGCAGAACTAGCCCAGGACCAGCAGATGCTAGATAGACTGAGAGGGTGCGTAGTATGAGCCTTTTAGATTGTATCTCTAATGCAGAAAAAGAGGGGCCAGCTAATGGCGGCTTGACCAAAGAGCAAGCCAAGAAAGCAAGGCAACTTTTTATTGATTTTAAAGTTCACAACGAAGCCAACATGAAAATGAGCCCCGCTGATGCTGATGCAAAGGCTGGTCAAGATACCTTTGATGTCCTGGAGTATGAGGCTTTCCAGAAAAAGCGGCGGATGATACTGCAACGGGCCACACTTACCAGGGCACTCAAAAACCTAGAGTCATACAAAGGACCTAACAAGGGTGAGGCTATGATTGCCTTCCTAGAGCGCGATGGCAAGGGCTTGAGCCCCTACTCTAACGTCACAGGCAGACAGGCTGTTGTTCGGGGCATGGCACATTCTCTTATGTCTGATGTCATCAACGGCTTACGCAAAACTCAGGTGACTGGCCGGACAACCAGGAAAGCTAAGGCAAAGTCTGAAGCTATGGTGCGAGAAGTGTTTGGCGAAAACACAGGAGACCAGGCAGCAAGAGAACTGGCTCAAGCCTGGGAAAAAGCCGCAGAGTTTCTCAGACTGTCATTTAACAAGGCTGGCGGTGACATCCCAAAGCGACAGGGTGGGTATATGCCCCAGGTGCATGACAACGCAGCTATACGCAAAGCTGGCCTTGATACCTGGAAATCTTTTATCAGGCCTTTGTTAGATGAAGAGAACATGGTCAGCTTTAAGACAGGCAAACCTATGACTATAGTCGAGTTTGAAGAGGCTCTTGATGAAGTGTGGGAAACCATTGCGACTGAAGGCTTCAGCAAGATAAAGCAGACCTCTGTCGGGGGGCAAGGCAAGTCACTAGCAAGGAGACGCCAGGACCATAGATTTCTAAAGTTTAAGGACGCAGACTCATTCATGAAATACAATGCTGAGTTTGGGTCAGGCGATGTGTTCACAACTATGATGAACCACATTGATGGGATGTCCAGGGATGTGGCGTTGCTAGAAATCCTGGGTCCTAATCCGAACTCGACTATCCGCTTTTTAAGGACTCAGGTCACAAAACAAGCCAAAGAGATTGACGCCAAGAACAACAACAGCAAGGCGTCATCTAAGTTGCAGGGTGCGTTTGATAAGTTCGATGATATGTTTGACTACATCTCTGGCAAGGCGCACACCCCTTCAAATGAAGCTGTAGCCAGGACATTCGCTGGTCTAGGCAATCTTCTCACTGCGGCTTACCTGGGCTCGACATCTATCCTGGCCATAGCAACAGACCCGAACTTTACCAGGATTGCGAAGCGAATGGCGGGAATGCCTGTCTGGAAATCCTCTATGAAGAAGTCGTTTGCTATGATGACGGCGAACAAAACCACTAAGCAGCAAGCTATTCGCATGGGCCTCATTGCAGAGAACTGGTCTGCTGTGGCGTATGGCCAGGCCAGGTATGCTGGTGAGATTATGGGCGGCAGGGTATCTGAGGCAATAGCTACAACAGCTATGAACCTATCCCTCCTCTCCCCATTTACCCAGGCAGGGCGTTGGGCCTTTGGCATGGAGTTTATGGGGTTCATCGCTGATAACGCAGCAAAGCCCTACTCAGCCTTAAACCAGCCATTCAAGGAGACCCTAGAGCGTTTTGGTATATCTGAGGCTGATTGGGGTAAAATGGCCAGCTTTGAGCAATACGATTTTAAAGGCTCAAAGTTTCTAAGGCCAGATGAGATGATGGAAACAGACAGAGACCTGGCATTTAAGACACTGGAGATGATACAGGGCATGACCAACCTGGCCGTCCCCGTGTCGTCTGTAAGGGCCAGGTCTACATTAGTGAGCAACACCAGGGCTGGGACATTAGCTGGCGAACTGGTCAGGTCGTTTGCTATGTTTAAGAACTTTCCCGTCACCTTTTATCAGAACAATATGATGGCAGCTATATACCAGAAAGGCACTGGCCGGAAGCTGGCTATCGCGTCTGACTTGTTTATAACGTCCTCTGCTATGGCTGCTTTGTCTATTCAAATGCGAGAGTTTACAAAGGGGCGAGATACTTTGCCTATGGACACGCCGCAGTTCTGGGGCAGTGCAATCCTGACAGGCGGCGGCTTTGGTATTTTTGGTGATTTCCTATTTGCTGGGGTCAATCGCTTTGGCAAAGGCCTCACAGAAACAGCCGCAGGGCCAAGGACCAGTTTCCTCAACGATTTAAGAAACCTCACCCTGGGCAACGTGGCGCAGCTAATTGGCGGAGAGGACACAAACTTTGCTCGTGAGACTGTAGACTTCTTTGGCCGTAACTTACCTGGTGCATCAACCTGGTATCTGCGCCTGGCTATAGAGCGGGGTGTCATGGACCAGTTACGCCTGGTAACAGACCCAAAGGCTTACAAAAGGTTTAGGCAATTAGAGAGGGGCCGCATCCGCGATTATGACCAGGAGTATTGGTGGCGTCCAGGTCAACTACTTCCTGACCGCGCCCCTAACGTCCTGGGTGTAACAGGAAGGTAAGGTAAATGGATTTTTTTAGGCCTATATGCTACAACAACCAAAGGTCCCGTGAGGTATTGTAATGACTGATTATAACATCAATGCTGTTAAAAGAAGAACAGTTCAGAGCGGAAGTGCGGGTCTGGGCCCGTATAACTTTACCTTTGAGATACTGTCTCAGACCGACATTGCGGTTCATTTGAACTCAACGCTTCTTACCCTTACGTCTGACTATACTGTTTCCATCAACTCAAATGTCACTGGCTCTGTAACTATCGTAACAGGGACAAATGTATCATCTACGCCACAAGCATCAGATGACATTACAATCATCGGGGCCAGGGACATTGAGCGCACAACTGATTTTGTTACGGCGGGTGACTTAACAGCGTCATCACTTAACGAACAGTTGGACAGTCTTACAATCTTTGACCAGCAAATATCTGAGCGAGTGGACCGCGCCCTCATAGGCAGCATCTCTGACCCGACCACCCTTGATATGACATTACCGACTGTTGATAACAGAAAAGGTAAATACCTGGCTTTTAACTCAACGAGCGGCGCACCAGAGGCAGGGCCGTCAACATCAGACGTAAACACTCTCGCTTCAGTGACAAGTGATATTGCGACCCTGGCCGACATACAAGATGGGACAACAGCAACAAATGCCATCACAACGGTTGCTGGAATTCATGCTAATGTTACTACTGTGGCTGGCATTTCAAGTAACGTCACCACTGTAGCTGGCAATACATCTAATATAAGTACTGTTGTATCAAACATAAGTGCTATTCAAGGTGCGGCAACCAATGCAACCAATGCCGCTAACTCAGCTACAGCTGCGGCTGCAAGTGCGGCGGCGGCAGCAGCAAGCGAAGATAGTTTTTCAGACACATATTTAGGCGCAAAGTCTAGTGAGCCGTCAACAGACAATGACGGTGATGCACTAAACGCTGGTGACTTGTTCTTTGATACAACAGCTAACACAATAAAGGTTTATACTGGTTCTGCTTGGCAAGTAGTATCACAGGCATCATTAACATCTATTGCATCTGACACATCTCCTCAGCTTGGCGGCGACTTGGACATGGTGACATTTGATATTGTTACAACAAGTAACCGTGACATTGAGTTAAATCCAAATGGAACTGGTAAAACAGTTCTAAAAGGCAACACCAATCCAGGCACTTTAGTATTTAACTGTGAATCTAATACGCATGGACAGACTGTTAAGTCACAACCACACTCTGCTTCAGTAACAAATACACTGACGCTTCCTGCTGGTGGCGACCAAGAGATTGTTGGTGCTAGTGCTACGCAAACTCTTACTAACAAAACAATAGGTGTAGGCCAGCTATCAGGCCAAGTGGCTATAGCAAATGGTGGCACTGGTGCGGCTTCAGCATCAGCGGCTAGAACAGCATTAGGACTTGCAATAGGTTCTGATGTGCAAGCGCATGATGCTGACACAGTAAAGAAAGATGTGAACAATACCTTTACTGCGGCACAGCGTGGTAGCACAGACACAGACACCAGCAACACTGGTTCTGTTACTTTGAACTTTGACACCAACCAGAACTTTGTGTTGACGCTAACAGGTGCTGTAACACTGGCTAATCCAAGCACTGAATCTGTAGGGCAAAGCGGCTTTATTGTATTTATACAGGATGGCACAGGCGGCAGAACTGTTAGTCTTGGCACAGACTACGAGACTGCTGGGGGTGCTGGCCTTACACTATCTACAGCCGCAAGCACGACAGACATTGTACCTTATATTGTAGCAGCATCAGGCCGCATCTTATTAGGTGCGCCACAACTGGCGTTTGCATAATGACTGCTCTTGATTCCTCACAATGGATGTACGCATCTGGTGGTTTCTATTCTCACACGATAGACCAATCCTTGCGTTTTGAAGATGGCGGCAGTCCTTCTTTGGAAAGAGACCAATCCAGCACAACCTCTTCAAGTGACAAAGCGTTTACTTTTTCTTGTTGGGTTAAGCGTGGAAATTTTGGTTCTTACCAAGCTCTCTTAGGCACAGAAGAAAGTGGCGACAGAGAATATTTTGGTTTTATGGATACAAATTATTTCATTTACCAATTTAACAACGGAACTAATTTAATTAGTAACCGTCTTTTTAGAGATTCTGCTTCTTGGTATCACATAGTTGTCGCTGTAAACATCAATGAAAGCACAGCGGCAGATAGACAAAAAATCTATGTAAACGGTTCTCAGCTAACCTCTTTTAGTTCAGCCAATTATTATGGTTCTAGCGATACTGTAAACTTTATGAAAAGTGGAATTGCAACAAGGGTTGGAGGTTTAAACAGTAGCAATGCTATTCCCCTTGACGGTTATCTAGCAGAAGTGCATTTTGTGGATGGCTCTGCATTAGCACCAACCTCATTTGGCGAAACTAAAGCTGGCATCTGGATCCCCAAGCAGTACTCAGGCTCCCACGGTAACAATGGTTTTTACCTGCCGTTTGATGATAGCGGTGCTATAGGCGATGACGAATCTGCAAACACAAACGATTTTACAGTCAGCAACATTACGGCAACAGATGTAGTGCCTGATAGTCCTACGAATAACTTTGCTGTAATAGCAAATGATAAGGGCGGAACATCGCAAGATTACACTGAAGGCAATCTACACGCTAACCAAGATGGTTCGGGTGCTGGTTCTTATGCGGCTAAATCAACAATGCTTGTGCCTATGAACTCTGGCAAATGGTATTGTGAGGCACTATCAGATGCAAGTGGGGGATCTGGTGCAGGACTAGGTACATATACAGCCGATACAATCAATAGAGTTGGAACTGCTAGTTATTACTATACAGGCAATATTGTTGTAGCGAATGACGTTATTCATTACTATTCCAGCGGAGGTATATACCAAAATGGTCAACAACAAAGTGGTTTAGCAACCGTTGGTGATAAAGACATTATTGGTATGCTTGTTGATACTGATGCAAAGACTGTGCAGTTTTATGTAAACGGTTCTGCGGCTGGCTCTGCAATAAGCATGAACAATACAACAGACCCTGTTGGCGCACAGTTACATGGACATAATACCAGACCGTTCATGTTCAACTTTGGTCAAGGTTCTGATTTTGCTGACAGAAGCGCATCTGGTTCTGCAAACGCACAAGATGCCAATGGCATTGGTAATTTTTATTACACTCCACCTGCTGACGCAAAAGCGTTTTGCACAGCCAACCTACCCGACCCTGCCATAGACCCTGCACAAGACGAAGAGCCAGCAGATTATTTCGATACTCAATTATGGACAGGCACGGGCAGTGGACAATCACTTAGCAATTTTTCATTTCAACCCGATTGGTTATGGTTTAAACATAGAAATGGTGGCTCTGACCATGCAATATTCGACTCAGTAAGAGGGGTCAACGCAGGGCTTTCATCAAATAACACTAACGATGAAAATACAAGTGCTAGTGGCTCTCAAGATTTAGTAAGCTTTGATAATGATGGCTTTACCACAGGCACACCATCTCAATATGGTTCATTAGGAAGTAATACAAATACTATTGTTACATGGGCTTGGAGAGGTGGCGGCTCTGCGTCTAGCAACTCAGCAGGTGACATAACATCGTCTGTATCTGCAAACACTGAGTCGGGGTTTAGTATAGTGGGTTACACAGGAGATGGAACATCTGCAACAAGAACTATTGGCTGTGGGTTAACAAAAAAACCAGAAGCAGTTATCTTAAAAAATAGAACATCCGATAGTGTTACTGATACTTGGTTCGTTTGGCATACAGCATTTGGTACTGCTTCACCATCTAAATACATGACTTTGTACAACTCAGATGCTGTAGCGGCATCTGGTGTATTTGTAGATAGTTCATTTTCTGACAACAGCGGCAATGCGCTATTTGCAGTTGATGGCAGTTACAATGGTGTAAATAAATCAGGCACAACTTATATAGCTTACTGTTTTCACAGCGTTGAGGGCTACAGCAAGGTTGGCGGCTCATACACAGGCAATGGAAATGCTGATGGGCCGTTCATCTACACAGGGTTTAGGCCAGCGTGGGTTATGATAAAGCGTACTAATGGCTCAGGTAACTGGGTAATTCTTGACAATAAGCGTGAGGGATTTAACCCAGACCAAGACGGTCTGGATGCAAACAGTGCTGGCGCAGAAGGTTCAGCTGAACAATCTGACTTTCTTTCTACTGGATTCAAAGTGCGTAACAATAGCACAGGAAACAATGGCTCAGACAACACTTTTATATATCTTGCCTTTGCAGAACAACCCGCAAAATATTCTAATGCCCGATGATAGGAGATAACAATGCCTTGGAAATTAGGTAATAAAATAATCAGAGAAGGGCGTAGCTGGTCTGCCGATGGCATAACCCATCCTACCAACTGGGCTATCTGGTCAGATGCAGATAAGAAAGCATTAGGGCTAACATGGGAAGACCCACCGGCATCGTACGATAATCGTTTCTACTGGGATGCAAGCACACCAAAGGCATTGGATGATGTCAACGAAGTAGATAGTGATGGCAAGGCAATCATTAGCCCCATAACAAAAAAACAAATTGTAACGCTGGGCCTTAAAAGCCAGTGGAGGGCTATCATCAAGCAACAGGCGGCAGGGTTACTTGCCTCAACAGATTGGTACGTTACACGCAAAGCAGAGGACAGCACAGCAACAATACCGTCTGATGTGACAACATACAGGGCCGCTGTTCGCACCAAATCTGGGCAGATAGAAACATTGATAGCAGATGCGGCTGACCATGCGGCTTTTATGGCATTGTTTGATGTGCCGATGGATAATCAAAAACCACCACAGCCAACTGGCAACGCTCCAATTAATGATTGGCCTGATGAGTTATGAACTAGGTGAACCAGAATTTTTTTGCAGATAAATTACAAAGGCCAAAAGAATGAGATGGATATTGAAACTGTGGAGAGCGATTATGCCGCACATCTATGACTTAAACCCAAAGCTGAAACCTAAGGCAACAAAGGATAAGGCCCCTGCCCCGAAAAAGCGTGGCCGTCCAAAAGGAAGCAAGGCTAAAAAATGAGTAAGACTACTGCCGCATCTGTCAAAGCAGAACTAGACACGCTGACTGCATTGAGCCAGGAGCGTTTTATTGAACTGCTCAGTCGGGTCAAAAGACTAGAGGCTGTGTTGGTCGGTTCGGCAGGGACAACGATTGTGTTGTTGCTTACCATGTTAGTGCGAGGCTGACCCATGTTGGCGGAACTAGCGGCAGCAAATGCGGCTTTCGCTATCATCAAAAAAACCATCACCAACACTGGTGAGATTGCAAAGGCTGGCAAGGCCATCTCTGATTTTGTGATAGCCAAAGAAGAACTCCAGCGCAAAGGGCAGAAGAAGAAAAAGTCAGGCGTAAGGACAAGTGACCTAGAGGAGTTTATGGCTCTAGAAGCGATTAGACAAAAAGAAGAAGAACTCAAGCAGTTCATGATTTACGCGGGTCGTCCTGGCTTATGGCATGACTGGCAGAAGCATCAGGCAGAAGCAAGGAAAGAGCGGCGTGTCCAAGAAGAACTCGCAAAAAGAAGAAGGGCGGAAATCCTTGACGCTCTGGGGCTGGGTGCTGTGGCTTTGTTTATATCTGCTTTGGTGGCTGGCCTTATAGCCTGGGTGGTGTGGCTCAAAGGAGGGTTCAAATGAGTGACTGGTTCGACAAATATCTGAAGGTAAACATCACTGCAAAGCTGACAATGATTGCGTCAGTGGCCATGTCCTGGAGATGTGCGGAGTGGTTTATGAATCTTGAAGAGCCCACAACACAGCAGTCCGCTTTTGTGAGCGTAATTATGGGGGTCATGACAGGTGTGTATGGCCTATATCTTGGGAAAGAAGCGAAAGGAAAAAGCTAATGCCTATGGGAAAAGGAACTTACGGTTCAAAGGTGGGCAGACCACCAAAGAACAAGAAACTTGCAGCCATGTCTGGTGACAAAAACAAAATCACTCGTGGCGATATAATCATGGCGGCAAAGAAGAAGGCCATGAAAAAAGGCAAAGCATGATTAATGCTCTTATTGGCCCTCTGGCATCCCTGGCAGGGTCTTTCCTGGAAGGCCAGGTATCAAAGCAAAAAGCCAAGGCCACTTTGGCACAGACTGAGGCTGAGGCTAAGGCTGAGGTAATGAAGACTGCGGCACAGCATGATAGTAAGTGGGAACTCATCATGGCTGAGTCTACAAAATCCTCAATCAAGGATGAGATAGTCACGATTGTTGTCTTGATTCCTGTGGTCCTGGTGTTCATCCCTGGCATGGAAGAGGTCGTGAAGAACGGCTTTGACCGCTTAAATGAATTGCCTGACTGGTATCAATACCTGGTTTTCCTGGTGTGCAGTGCGGCCCTGGGCATTAAAGGCCTGGATAAATTTAAGAGGCGCAAGTGAAACAAAACTTTGCACAGTGTCTGCGATGGTTGCTGCATCATGAGGGCGGGTTCGTTGACCATCCTGATGACCCTGGCGGGATGACAAACAAAGGCATCACTGCCAAAACCTATCAGCGTTGGCTGTCGGAAACGATTGATGAGGACGCTGTTGTAACTGAAGAGACTTTGAGAAACATACCTGACAATCATGTGTCTCAAATATACCGCCAGGAATACTGGGTAAAAGTTTCTGGTGACAATCTCCCTGGTGGCCTGGACTGGAGCATTTTTGACTGGGCGGTCAACTCTGGTCCAGGTCGCTCCGCCAGAGCAATACAACGCATACTCAAGGTCAAAGCTGACGGAGACATAGGCCCAAAGACACTGGCCGCAATCAGAGAACATGACGCGGCCAGCTTGATAGATGATATGTATTTTAGGCGACAGGCCTTTTATGAGCGGCTAAAGACCTTCCCCACATTTGGAGCGGGATGGACCCGCCGCAATGATGAGACTAGGGAGCAAGCGCACCAGCTAGCACAGTAGTCTTTATGACTTCAATCATGCGGCGGTTGCCTGGCAGGGTTTTTATATATCCCCTGGCCTCAATCTTTTTGACATGAGCGGCAACGCCCCCGATAGATGATACCCCTACCCCGTCAGCAATCTCCGCATAGGTAGGGCTGTACCCCTTCTCCACCTGGTAATCCACGATAAAGTCCAGGACATCCTTTTGTCTTTTAGTCAGGCTCATGCGGTCATCCACTTCTGTGCAA